TTTGGCGTCGACCTAAGCCCCAACCCCGCCTAATCACGACTACAGAATCCCCGTCAGGTTGTACCCGGCGGTCGAATACATGATCTGGATGTCCCAGTCGGTGCGGGCGCGAATCACGGAACCGCGGACGCGTTCGTCGCGGTATTCTTCCATGATCAGGGCCAGTTCCCGATCGTCGCCCAACGAGGTCGGGGCCTCGCCGCCGGCGGCGCCATTCCAGATGAACGAACGGCCGAAACACGGCTCCTGCGGATCGTCGCTTTCGGCGACACGACCCACGAAGGCGGTCGTGTCGGGCCAGATGCGGGCGAACGTCGGCGTCGTGTTGTTCTGGTTGGCGGTGTTCTTGAATCCGCCCTGCGGCATACCAGCCACAACCAGTTTCTTGATGCCGATGACGGCTGCCAGCATTCCCGCCAGCTCGTCCATCGTCGCGGTCTTCGTATATTTCACGCGATCGATCACCTGCGCCGTATTCATCGCGTGCCAGAAGGCCAGCGAGTTGAAAGCGACGATATTCGGCTCAAGACCCGAATTGAGGCGGACGGCTTCCATCGCCTTGTGAACGTCATCGATCGGCGTGCCGCTGGCGTGCGTCGACCAGACGCCGTTGATTGCGGCGCCGGTCAGAGAACCCGTGAAAGTTCCGGTATTGATGACGGCCGCTGCGCAGGCTCGCTCGAAGTCTTCGAGAACGAAATTCTGCGTGCGCGATGAATGGACCGCCTCGGCGTTCAGGATTCCGGCATAAATGGCGAGCTGGCGATCGTCGATCGCCGATTCGAAGCCGTGCTCCTGAGTGCTGTAGCTATATTTGTCCATTTCGAAACTGCCGCGCTTGTACCCGGCGCCCGAGGCGCGGGTCGTATCGGGACCTGCCGAGATCAATTGATTCGGCGGGATTTTCCCGACGTCGGCAGCCTGGATGCCGACCAGCCGCGGCACGAGGATTGAGGGGCCGATGTAACCTTTGCGGTTCGCCTCGAGGTCGAACTCGGCCATCGGCAGCGACAGGTCGTAACGGGTGATTGTTCCTACTGAACCGAGCATCGTGCATTCCTTTGCGAAAAGTTGTGTGTTGTCAGTTGTCAGTTGTCAAAACAGCCGCCGGTCGTCAGCCGGACGGCTGACAACCGACAACTGAGAACGTCATCATCCCCCGTTGCGAATCACAGAAAGCAGATCAAGCTCGGCCTGGTCACCGGCATTGGCAACCGACCAGGTCGCAGTGACGGAGATCATTTGCGAAGCGGTGGTATCGATCGCCGTCGAGGCCAGATTGAAGGGCTTCGCGGTCACCGTGCCCGGAGTTCCCAGGCCCTGCGTTCCGACCGCAATGAATGTCCCCGACGCGCCGACAGTACGAACCATGATCATGCAGTCGATCAAGGCGATATCGTTGTTGGCGACGTCGACGGCTGCGGTAGCAATGAGGACCGTCGTCCCGATCTTCAATTTCAGCGTGAGCGTGTCCGTCGAGTTCGTCGACGGGCAAAGGACGTGCGCCAGCACGTGGATCATGTCGCCGACCTTGAGGACGTTTGGCGCCAGAACGCACGTTTTATTGAACGGGGTTTCCGTGATCGTATTCGTGATGACGTTCGAAACGCCGGTCGAGGTATAAATCATTCCGCCGCGATCATCGACGCGGAACACTTCCAGCCAGTCGCCCGCGACAGCGGCGGCCGTGCACGCCACGCCAATGTAATACCCGGTCGGATTGGCCGACACTTGGCCCGACACGTCGGCGAAAACGTCGGCCCATTGCGAAATGGCGCCCGAGGCGACCATCATGCAGGTGCCAGGCGCGTGACGCGAAACGACCGCCGCATAATTCCCCTGGCCGAGGCCTGCGGCGAGGTAGTTCTGGGCCAGTGTGCCGTCTTCGCGATCATTCGCGTCGGCCAGGGCGAGATTGCTCCCGACCATGATGACGCGCAGGCAGGCGGCGAGAGCGCCCGACTTGGGAAAGGTGACCAGAGCTGACGAATTGACTTGCATGTTATTAACTCCTGAAAAGTTTCATGATTTGGATTGGACGCCCCCCGAAACACCGCAGCGGCGAATCAGCTTTCGAACCGTTCGCCGATCAGGGAATGGACCTTGGGATTATTGGTCGCCTCGAGATAGGCCCGGTGCAGTTCGGGGTTCGCTCGGGCGACTGCTTTGACGGCGTCGAAACGGCTCATGCCGCTTTTCATCTTCTCGCCGACAAGCCGGGACATTTCAGCCTTGGCATCGCCTTCGAATCCCGACGTCTGGGCGGCTTCATCGCCGGCTGCCGTTTTGCGGGGGCCGGTCGTCAGGACCGGGGCGCCCCCTTTCTTGAGCTTGGCGTTCTCGGCCTGGCTGGCCTCGAGCTGGGCTTGAATGTGTTCGGTCCAGGCCCCTTGCGCCTGCGCCAGCGTGGCGCTTCGCTCGAGCTGGCCCATCAGAAAAGCCGCATCGGCTTTCGGGAACGCGGCTTTGAGCTGCTGAACGCTCGCGGCCTGGGGGATAACTTCAGTTTTAGTTTCGGTGGCCGCTGCATTTTCGCCGCTCATGTGCATTCCTTTGCGTTTCGGGGTGTTGGGTGTGGGATTTGAAATCGGCGAAACCGAGCCAAGCGTGGTCAGTGCCGTTAAGGTGGCATCGAAACTCTGGATGCCGTCGACAAGCCCCAGCGAGAGGGCGTTTCTACCGACGTGCACGCGCCCGTCGGCCAGGACCGCGGCGGCTTCGGCGGAAAGTTTCCGGCCCTTCGCCACGGCAGAGATAAATTGCGAATTGAGATCGTTGACGAGCCGCTGCAGCTCCCCCAGGTGTTCGGCGGTGATTTCGGTACCGGGCGTGCCGACACCCTTCATCGCCCCCGCGCGCACGACGTGCACCTTAACACCCGCTTTGGCGGCGGCCGATGAATAATCCTGAACCGTCATGTAGGTTCCGATGGAACCAATCATCGCGGTCGCATTCGAATAGACCTTGTCGCACTGACTGGCAATCCAGTAAGCGGCCGAGGCAGCCAGGTCTTCGACATAGGCATAACATGGCTTGCCGGCGGCGATCGCCGCGGTCACCTCGTCGGCCAGGTCGGACGTGCCGGCCACGGTACCGCCGGGCGAGTCGATGCGCAGCAGGATAGCTTTCACTGCGGGGTCACCGACCGCCTGGCGGATCTGCCGACGGGCATTGACGGTCGACGTGCCGCTCGAGAGCGACCCGACCGACTTCATCAGCGTCCCGGACAGGTTCACGACGGCGACACCGTCCACCACTTCGGCGGCGGCATTGGCCCGCGAACTTGCCGCCGCAATTGCGGCCGGCTGTTGATTCAACGTGACATGCGCGACCAGATTCAGCCCGGTCACGTGCTCGACGACGCCGCGAAAGGTTTCCTCGGCAATCGCCCAGACGCCGAAATACTGCTCGGCGGCTGAGATCACCGGTTGCCCATCAAGTTGCAGGACGATTTCGTCGGCTTTCACTTGTTCCCTTTCTGGGCGCCTTGTTTCTTGGGGCCACTGCCGGCGTTCTGGTCGGCGTTGGTATTCGCCGCCGTGACATCGTCGGTTCCCTGCAGAGAAACCTGTACGCCGTCCGGCGTGGGCAGGCTGAGCAGCTCGCGCCACTGCACCGGCGGGTCGTCGGCGAACTCGGCGTTCAATTTTGCGGCAGCCTGTTTGGCTTTGCGGATCGCCAGGGCATTGTCTTCGACGATCTCCGTGGAGGTCGTTTCCCAGTTATCGCCCCGTTCCTGCTGAATTCGGCGGGGCGATGTGAGGGCGTTGCGCTGGCGAAGCAAGTCGGTCGACGCATCTTTCAGCGGATCGATGTACGGCCAGCGGGGTGGCTCCCAGCGATGGTTAAAGATCCGATCGCCGAGTTTGCCGGCGACGGCCCGCAGGGCGTTATCCTCGTCGATGAAGTCGCGGACCTTCCATTCGTAGATCGGGCGATGCCAGCGCCCGACCAGAGCGGCCTGGTTGCGTCGCCAGCCCATCCGGGCTTGGTCGACCGCCCCGCGGAAGCCTGAAAAGTTCGTTTCGCTGGCGTCCATCAGGGCGACGACCAAGGGCAGCCCCAGGTTGATGCTGATGACCGTCAGGATATGTTTCATGTGATTGAAAAATGACTCATTCGGGACATTCGGGGCGAAGCCCTGGAGTTTTTCGCC